ACTACAACGCCAAAGAGTAAAAACCGCAACATTCGGATGATGAAACTAATTGAACTTATACTTGATGAATCAATGCTGCTCACGGGCATTGACGCAATCTCCCTTGTAGAATACCCTGCGATTGAGGAGGACTTCATTGCGCTCAACTCACAAAGGGTTGAGTTCGCCACGCAGAGCGATGAGAAGCGCATCCTTATGGGAGCAGCACTCGTACCCAACAAACCCATCTACCGAGCAGAGGGGCAGGAGGAGTTCTACGTTTACTTCAGCGAAGCCACCATCCGCAAAGCAAGCGAGATGTTCTTTCAGAAGTCCAAGCAGAACAACGCTACCCTTGAACACGAGGTAGGCATCAACGGCCTCACGGTTGTAGAGTCGTGGATCATTGAGGATGAGATACACGACAAGAGCAAGAAGTATGGCTTTGATTTGCCCGTAGGCACTTGGATGGTATCTATGAAAGTCAACAACCCCGAAATTTGGACAAACTTTGTCAAGACAGGAAAGGTCAAAGGCTTCTCTATTGAGGGCTACTTCGTGGACAAGCTAAACCTTGCCAAGCAAGAGATGGCGCAGATAGAGGAGCAGGAAGCAGCGTTGATGCTTGCGCAGATTGTCGCTATCATAAAAAGAGATGGTCGTAAGAAGTCGGGAACACGCACCGAGATGGAGTCGTTCTCTGACTACCCCGATGCGGTAAAGAACAACGCCAAGCGTGGCATTGAACTAAACGAGAAGAACGGCAACAAGTGTGCAACGCCTGTCGGTAAGGTAAGAGCGCAGCAGCTCGCACAAGGCAAGCCCGTATCTGTTGAGACCATTACACGGATGTACTCGTACTTATCGCGAGCCGAAGAATACTACGATGAGAACGACACGCAAGCCTGCGGCACAATATCGTTCCTTCTATGGGGCGGTCTTGCAGGTAAGCGTTGGGCAGAATCCAAACTAAAAGAACTTGGCAATGTATAGACCAATGAAACTGCCCGTTGCTTCACCGAGAGGTGGCAGGCGGGGATGCTTGTGTAAAGACAACACCTACAAGTCTAACTGCTGCGATGGCTCTCTTGCAGCGCAAGGTATAGGCTCGTTAGTGGGTCAAGGCACAAGCGTAAGGATACGAGGCGAGGAGTGGCAGACCATCAATACCCTATGGGAGTCAACAAATACTCTATGGCAAGACCTCTAAAAATGTTACAAATAATCAAAACCCCTTTAATTAGTTAGATATGAAAGCAAACAATATCCTAAACCGCATCCTTGCCGAACTGTCCTCCATCCGTGAGGTTAAGTTTGAGCAGATGACACTTGAGAACGGAGCCGTTCTTGAGGCAGAATCATTTGAAGCAGGTAACGAAGTCTTTGTCATTAGTGGCGATGACCGAGTGGCTGCTCCTGTTGGCGAACACCTCCTTGAAGATGGTCGTGTACTCGTTATCACCGAAGAAGGCGTAATCGCTGAAATTAAAGAAGCTGCTGCCGAAGCAGAGGAAGTAGAAGTTGAGGTTGAGGCCGCAGTATCTACCGAACTTGCAGAGGAAGTAGAAGAAGCCCCTGCGGTTGTTGCAATCATCGAGAAGGTTCTCGAGGAGATTGCAATGATGCGCGAGGAGATGAAAGGAATGCGTGAGGAGATGGGCGGCTACGCCAAGAAGGAGGAGATGTCAGCTATCAAGGCTGAACTATCTGCCGCACCTGCTGCGAAGCCCATCAAACATAATCCCGAAACAAAGCAAGTCCAAAAGATGAGTTCTAACCGCCCCGAAAGAGCGATTGACCGAGTCCTTGCACGAATCAACAGTTAATAAATAAAAAAATGGCTACAACTACTTCAATCACAACAAACTACGCAGGAGCGTTTGCAAGCAAGTATATCTCTGCTGCACTTCTTTCTGCTAACACGCTTGACAAAGGTCTCATCGAGATTCTTCCAAACGTAAACTACCGCACCACCCTTCAGAAGGTGAACACAAACGACATCGTAAAAGATGCAACTTGTGATTTTGATGCAACTTCTACCTTGACTTTGACCGACCGCGTTCTTGAGGTTGAGCCATTCCAAGTGAACTTGCAACTTTGCAAGAAGGACTACTACGATTCTTGGATTGGTGGTCAGATGGGCTTCTCTGCCTACGATAGCATCCCTGCTTCTTTTGCTGACTTCCTTATCGCCCACGTTGCCGCAAAGACCTCACAGAAGATTGAGCAGAACATTTGGAACGGAACTGCTGCTTCAGCAGGTGAGTTCAGCGGATTCCTTTCTTTGATGACTGCCGACTCTGACGTTATTGACGTAACCGCTACCACCGTGACTGCTGCTAACGTAATCACGGAGCTTGGTAAAGTTGCTGATGCTATCCCTTCTGCCCTTTACGGAAAAGAAGACCTGCAAATCTTTGTCCCACAAAACGTAGCGAAGGCTTATGTACGCGCTCTTGGTGGATTCGGAACTTCAGGTCTTGGAGCCAACGGTGTTGACAACAAAGGCACAATGTGGTATGGTCAAGGAGATTTGTTCTTTGACGGCATCAAGGTTGTTATGTGTAACGGTCTTCCTTCTAACAAGATGGTCGCTGCTCAAGCAAGCAATATGTTCTTCGGAACAGGTCTTTTGAACGAGCGCAACGAAGTTCGTGTACTTGATATGGCTGACCTTGACGGTTCAGACAACATCCGCGTAATCCTTCGCTTCTTCGCAGGAGTTCAGTACGGAATCGGAGCTGACGTAGTCCTTTACTCTTAATCCGAGTTAATGTAAATCAAGAGGGGGCTTGGGCTATGTCCTCGCCCTCTTTTTTAATTCTAATAAAACAAAGAAACAATGGCTTGTGATTTAACAAAAGGCAGGGCGGTACCCTGTAAAGACGTAGTAGGTGGCATTTATGCCGTGTACTTTGTAGACTTCGGTGACTTGGGTACTGTTACCCTCACCAACGATGAGATTACCAACATCAGTGGTACTTTCTCTGCTTACCAATACCTTGTGAAAGGCAATAGCTCTTTTGAGCAAACCTTTAACTCAAGCCGTGAGAATGGTACAACCTTCTTCACGCAGACTTTGAATCTTACGTTGACCAAACTCACAAAGGAGGACAACAAAGAATTAAAGCTGCTTGCTTATGGTCGGCCTTACGTGGTCGTTCAAGACTACAACGGCAACGCCTTTATGATGGGTCTGAACTACGGAGCCGAAGTAACAGGTGGAACGATTGTAACGGGTGCTGCTATGGGTGACCTCTCGGGCTATACTTTGACAATGGAGGGACAGGAGCAACTTCCTGCTAACTTCATCGCAGGTGCTACCGTTGCCAATCCATTCGCAGGACTTGCAGGTGCAGTTGAAACGATTGTAGTGGGTTCTAACTCGTAAATGAATTAGGGGGGCGAAAGCCCCCTTATATTTACACAATGAGTACACTCAACAATATATTCGCCAAGTTCTCGGCTAAAGAGCCGATGAAGGTTGAATTGTCTTTGATTAACGATGTTAAGTCAAAGGCGCAAGAGATGCGGAAGTTAGAGAGTGATGTGAATTCATTTTTGTCAGAGTTCCAAAGATTGATAAATGACCTAAACGCTAAAATTTCAGAAGGTCAAAAGTATCAGCAGCGAGCTAATGCTTTAACAACCGAAGGCGTTAAACTTGTTTCTAATGCTTCAAAAGCTATTCAAGAACTTGGGCTGCAGGTAAATGATAGTCCTGAAATAGTTGAACTGTTTAATTTGAACAGGACTCTGACAGAACGAGTTTTTTCTATTGGTGAGCAATTCTCAAAAATCAAAAAACCATAAAATGAGTAAGCAAATTTTTTCTAAAATCGCCAAGATTGGCGAGGAAGTACGTGCAGCAGAACCAATGAAAGTTGAGTTTAACGCATTGGCCGACCTCAAGGGTTACCAATCAACAATTAGGTCAGCATCTGAAAAGGTAAGCGGTCAACTTAATGCCGCCATTACATCTCTCGTTGCTGCTCAAAAGGTAGCCGAAACTGCTCTTGCTGAAGCTCGCAAGGCTCAAGCAATGGCTAAAGAACTTGGTGTTGATGAGGGTCAGTTTAACGGATGGGAGAAGCAATTTGTTGCGGCTCGTGATTCTTTTGATTCTGCAAGAGCTGCAATCGTTCGTATTCAGAATAATATCTAATTTTAGCATTGCTAAAAAGGTTAAAGGGGCGTAAGCCCCTTTTCTATTTTCAAACAAATCCAAAGTAAAAGGTTATTTATTTAAGATGCATATCCTTCAAGTATCAGCCTCACCACAAGCCATTGTAATCATACCTCGCACATTCCCTGCGAGCGTTACGATTGCCTTAATTGATGAATCAACAAACACCACCGCAACACCTGCGGTCACGGCTGCCTCTGCTAATGGTTTTATGACCCTCACAGGCACGTTCAGCCTTGTCAACAATAGATTCTATGGCTTAAAGGTATTCGCATCGGGAAATCTAATATATCGGGATAGGGTATTCGTAACTTCGCAAACAGATTACGAGAAATTTACGGTGAACCAAAACGTCTACACCGAAGAAACAAGCTATGACAATGAGTACATCATCATCTAAAGTCCACGTTGTGAACTTCAGTTCCTATACCACACCTGTCGTTAAAGAGGTGCAGGGCAAGGACTATGTAGAATACGGAGACAACAACGACTATTTCGGCTACCTAATTGACAGGTATAACGGCTCACCCACCAACAACGCTATCCTCAACTCTTTGATGGATATGACTTTTGGCAAGGGCTTGGATGCAACGGACTCTGCCAAGAAGCCGAGCGAGTACGCAGCGATGCGTGGCTTGTTTACGAAAGCCTGCTTGCAGAAGGTCGTAGCGGACTATGTGATGATGGGGCAATGCTCCTTTCAGGTCGTGTACTCGCAAGACCACAACACCATCGTAGAGGTGCAGCACATCCCCGTAGAGACGCTACGAGCCGCAAGGTGCAACGAAGATGGTGAGATTGAGGCTTACTACTACGCAAAGGATTGGGAAGACGTAAAAGGCAGGAGAGAGACTGCGGTACGCATCCCTGCATTTGGCAAGAGCCGTGAGGGTTTGGAGATACTTTACATCAAGCCCTACCGAGCAGGATTCTATTACTACTCCCCTGTGGACTATCAAGGTGGCCTTCCATACGCAGAGCTTGAGGAGGAGATTGCAAACTACCACATCAACAACATTCAGAACGGCCTTGCGCCTTCAATGCTTATCAACTTCAACAACGGAGTACCGAGTGAAGAAGAACGCAGGAGCATAGAGCAGCAGATAGCCACGAAGTTTAGCGGCAGCTCAAACTCGGGTAAGTTTATCCTTGCGTTCAATGACAACAAAGACCTTGCAGCAACGGTTGACCCCGTTCAGCTATCGGATGCCGCAGAGCAGTATCAGTTCTTGAGTGCTGAAGCAACGCAGAAGATAATGGTCTCGCATCGTATCGTAAGCCCTATGCTTTTAGGCATCAAGGACAATTCGGGATTAGGCAATAACGCTGATGAACTAAAGACCGCTTCCACGCTTTTGGATAACCTTGTTATTCGCCCCAAGCAGGAGATTATCATTGACGGCATAGATATGATTCTTGCTTACAATGACATCAGCCTAAACTTGTACTTCAAGACCCTTCAGCCTTTAGAGTTTACGGAAGACGTAGTGACTCCTATGGATATGGAGACCCGTGAGGAGGAGACAGGCGTGAAACTTGCCAAGCAAGACAATCGCCCCTTCCTGCGTGATGAGCTTGCAGCAGAGTTGCTAATGAACATTGAAAGTCTTGGCGAAAGCGAGGAGGAGCTGATGCAGGACTTTGACCTAATCACGGCTGATATCGTTGAAGATGAGGGAGCAGAATACGATGTAGAGGCATACCTCAACTCACGCACCGACCTTGCAGCGCAACAGGAGAGCGAGCAAGACACGGAGCGTTACAAGGTGCGCTACTTCTATGCGGTAGGAACTAAAAAAGACCCAAAGGGTGAAAGCCGTTTGCTATGCCGCACGTTGATAGGTGCTAAAAGGGTTTACCGCAAGGAGGATGTAGAGGCATTGAGTTCAAAGGGTGGAGCAGAAGCACAGGGTGAAAGGTATAGCGTATGGCTTTACAAGGGCGGTGCAAACTGCCACCATCGTTGGGAGCGTAGAATCTACCGCAAGAAGCTAACGAAAGAGGGCAAGATTTACGGAGGTGGCTCTTTGAACGGCACGGATATTATCAACGTGAACCAAGCCATTCGTATGGGATTCCGCCCCGAGCAGAATGACCCCCTCGTTGCTATCGCCCCTATTGAAACACCAACAAAAGGATATAAAAACTAAGATATGAAGGCTCTATGGATTAAGAGGGAAGACCTCGTACGCAATACGCTAATAAGCGGCAACCTTGATACCGACAAATTTACTCAGTTCATCGCTATCGCTCAAGATATTCATATTCAAAACTACACAGGAACCAAGCTATACGATAAGATTAGTGCGGACATTCTTGCAAACACTTTGACCAACCCCTACCTCGCGTTAGTTTCAGACTACCTGCAACCAATGCTAATCCAATGGGCCTTGTGCGAATACCTCCCCTTCGCAGCATACACCGTAGGCAATGGTGGGGTGTTCAAGCACAATTCCGAGAATAGCACCACCGCAGAAAAGATAGAGGTTGACTATTTGGTGAACAAGGCTCGTGACTTAGCGCAGTATTATACCGACAGGTTCATCACTTATATGAGCTACAACCAAGCCTCATTCCCCGAGTACAACGCCAACAACAACGCTGACGTTTACCCCGATACTGACGCCAACTTTGCATCTTGGGTTTTATGAGTAGCAAGAAACAGACCTACACTCCGAAGCGTAGCAACATTGTGAAGTTAAAGAGTTATTTAGACAATGGGAGTTCAAGGCGATTGGGGACAAGGAGCAGCAAACAATGACATCTA